ACTTGATTCACTATCTAAGGTTGGAATAGGAACTTATGGAGATCAACCAGGTGGTGTAGTTGACTTAAGAAAAGGTAATAGTCAATCTAATGCTTGGGTATTTGTACCTCACTTAACTACTACTGAAAGAAATAGTAAGACAAATGCTGCTGGTTCTGGTATTAGTACAGGTGCTATAATATACAATACAACATCAGATAGAGTAGAATTATTTTTACCACCTTCAAATGCAGGTGGATCACCTAATGTTGCTTACTGGGTAGGACTTGCTACTGCTGCTTAATTAAATTAATTTATTATGAAAAAAATTGTTATTGTTGGTGCTGGCACTGCTGGATTAGCTGCTGCCGCTATGATGAAAAGTTATTGGGGTGATAAAGTTGATATAACTTTGATCTATGATGCAAGTAAAGGTAATATTGCAGTAGGAGAAAGTACAACTCCTATTATTCGTTTGTTGTTAGGACATCTTGGAGTATCTACAAAAGGTTTCCTACAAGATTTACATAATAATGCTACTATAAAGTTAGGTATTAACTTTAAGAATTGGATTCCTGGAACAGAATTCTTTCACGGGTTTGCAGAGGTAAGACCATCAGAATTAACTAATACCAGTGGGATATATTCTATTCCAGCAGGTAAATTTAATGGTGGGATTAATTATAATAGACCAAGAACTACTATACCTGATTTACCATTTGAAGAATATGATCACGCTTTGCATATTGATACGAAAGTATTCTCTGATTATATGCACGAGAAATTGAAGGGTAAAATAAATCTCGTAGATGATCTCGTAGAGGATGTAGTGGTTGAAAATGGAAATATTTCTCGTATTAGATGTAAAAATTCTGGAGATGTCGAGGCAGATATTTTTGTTGATGCTTCTGGATTTAATGCTGTCTTGTTTAAGCATCTAGATCCTAAATGGAATGATGTTTCAGATTGTTTACCTCTAGATCGAGCAATTCCTCAACAAATTCCACATAAATTTAAAGAACTTCCATCTTTTACTTTATCTGAAGCAACAGAAAATGGATGGATTTGGCAAATTCCTATTGGAAATAGATATGGAACTGGTTATCTTTATTCTTCTAAATTTACATCAGATGAAGAAGCAAGAACTAAATTTAATTCTTGGTTATTAGATAATCATAATGTAGAACTAGAAAATGATAGAATTATATACTATAAACCTGGATATTATGAAGATTATTGGATTGGTAATTGTATAGCAGTAGGGTTATCTAGTGGATTTATTGAACCATTAGAAGCAACTGGAATACAAATAATATTGCAACAGATTCAAGAGTTTATGACTATAAATTCAACTCTTAAGAATCTAGAGTATAATAAAAAAATATTGAATAAGTTTAATCGAACATTATATACAGATATAATAGATTTTGTATGTTTGCATTATGATACTGATAGAACTGATTCTGATTTCTGGAGATATATGACTAATAATAAAACTGAATGGGTTAAGAATTTTCATAGAAAATGTAAAGAAGAGTTTTTAGATGCAAGAACTTGTTATCGTGAGAAAACTTTCTGGGGTATTGATAGTTTCATTCAACTTGGTAATGCTCATAATATGTTTGATAATAAATCTATTATGAATTTCTTAGATAGTAAAATAGATGGACAAAGTATCTTAGAGAATATGAGAAGTGAACATCAATACTTAGAGCATAAGAAGAGAGAAAGAAAGTATATCTCGCATAAGAAGGTTTTAGACCTTATTGTGAATAAATAGAAGAAAGTATAAAAAATAATGGCAACAGCAGTAACAAAAGCGGGACCATATTTTGCATCAGGATCTATTTCCTTTAGTGCATTAAGGAATACTTTTCGTCTGAATAATCCTTCTGGTGCTATAAGTGCTAGTGAATTAAGAAGAAATACTGATATTACAAATACAGATCCTATTGTTCCTGATTCTACTGAAAATGATGATATAGAGACTACAAATAATTGGAAATCTTCTCAGATGAGAAATAGTATCAAATACTATTATGTAACTCAGACCAGTACAGATAGTAATTTAGATTTAGATGCTTTAAATTGGAATAGTAATCTTAGTAAAAATATTATTAAAGAGCTACGAGTTAATGGAACTATTAAATCTGAAAATAGTTCATTAAAAGCAGCAGTTCTTAATGCCTTTGCTCATAATTTAACAATAGATCTAGGATCTTCTGGTAAGATTCAGGGTGGAGGTGGATCTGGTGGAACTTCAGGATCAATTAGTGGTGCTAATGGTGGAGATGCACTTCAGATTATTAATGTTGGTAATAATGTAAAGGTTGATTTACAAACTGGATCTGAAATCTACGGTGGAGGTGGAGGTGGAGAATATGGAGCAACTGGATCTGATGGTGCAGATGGTAACAGTGGAACTTGCTGGAATTATCAAACATCAACAGTTGGAAGTGGATGTGGATATTGTGGAGATTGTACTAATCTAGGATCTGAATGGGAAAATTATGGTGGATGTTCAAATCAACAGAATTGTAACTGTAATGGTTGGGGATGGTGGTATGGATGTCAGAGCAATGTAAAATCAGACGCACAATGTCGTAAAAAGGTTTACACTACTGTTGCTGGTGGTGCAGGTGGATCTGGTGGTGCAGGTGGTAATGGTGGAAATGGAAGAGGATATAATCAAGCACAGTCTAATGGTGCAGGTGGATCAGCAGGTGGAAATGGATCTTCGTGGGCAGGATGTAGTGGATATGATGGTACTGGTACTTCTGGTACTTCTGGAAGTCAGGGAAATACTGGTGGAAATGGTGGAAATGGTGGAGACTGGGGTTCAGCAGGTGGAAACACAAGCAACAGTGGATCTGGTGGATCAGCAGGTGCAGCAATAACTGGATCAGGTTATACTGTTACAGGCACTATAAATTCTAGTACACTTAAAGGATCGTATTAATACAATGAGTGAATATCCTTCGTTATCAAATCAATTTAATAATCTACGTCAATCTTTTCATCACAATATCACTTATCTGACTAATAAGAGATATAGAGAGAAGACTAGATTAATGCTCTCTGAGGAAGAATTTCAGGAGAGGATGTCTATTTGTGAAAGATGTAATAGATATGATTCATTACAGTCTCGTTGTACGGAGTGCGGATGCTTTATGTTATTGAAAGCAAGACTTGGTACAGAGGATTGCCCTTTAGGTAAATGGAATGAAATTACTGATTGAAGATGATTTCTTTGAGTCTCCTGATAATATAAGAGACATAGCATTAGATACAGAATATACTTGTAGTGAAGATGTAGTCTTTGATGTTGGTTGGAGAGGAAATAGAACAGAAGGACTAGACACATTTAATAATAAAGTTCTTGATGATATTAGTAATAGAGTATTAGATATTGTTACAGATTTCTTTGAGATAGATAAGAGTTATTATGCTATCAAAACTTATTTCCATTTCTCACATCTAGGTACAAAAGATACACTAGATGATTTTGATAATAAGAAATATCATATTGATCCTACAGCAGAGTACGCTGGTATTGTATATTTGAATCCAAATCCACCTAATAATACAGGAACTTCTATCCTAGATGGTACTAATAATAAGATCATAAGTGTGGAGAATGTTTATAATCGTTTAATTGCATATCCATCTAATCATATCCACGCACCTTCAAATCTATTTGGAACCGATAAAAATACAGGTAGATTGACTTTTACATACTTCATAGATAAGAACTGGAGTTGGGAGTCAAAATCTTAAATCTTATAACTACCTTTGTAGGGTTTGTACGAGGGACTCTATAAAATTTTAAAGGGATGAAATTAAACCGACCATTAATGCACGTTAGACTGCATCAACTACAGTTCTTTTACTGGGATCCACGCATAGATCCGAGGGAACCAGAATACGAACCGTCACACGACCCCTTGAAGGGGTCTTTTTTATGCTATAATATATCCATACAATCAAAGAGCATAGATGCAATTACGTCCCCATCAAGAAAAAGCATTGGAAGCATTAGCAAGACATTCTAAGGGACAGATCATTGTACCTACAGGTGGTGGTAAAACACTTATTGCTATCAAAGATGCTGTAAGAAGACTTGAGAGTAGTTTTAAGACCATTATTGTAGTCGCTCCACGCATCCTGTTAGCAGAGCAATTATCATCTGAGTTTTTGGAAGAGATTGAGAATGTAAAAGTGATGCACGTTCACAGTGGTGAAACTTATCACTATAGCACCACAAATAGTCATAAGATAAGAGTATGGAATAATAATACTGTTGGTAGAAAGATTATCTTTACAACATATCATTCACTCCATAGAATAGTAGATGCAGATATTGAGGTGGATACAATATACTTTGATGAGGCACATAACTCAGTTCAGAAAAACTTTATCCCATCAGTAGAGTATTTCTCAATGTATGCTGAGAGATCATACTTCTTTACTGCCACACCTAAGCACAGTCTAACACCATTCAAAGCAGGTATGAATGATGGTGATATATTCGGTCAGGTTATTTGTAATGTACCAGCACCTAAGTTAGTAGAGCAAGGTTATATTCTACCACCAAAGGTGAAAGTATATAAGAGTGACATAAGACAGAAGGATGAAATAACATTTGATGTAGAATGTAATCAGATTATGGATAATATTGATGACCATAATACAAAGAAGATCTTAGTATGTGCTAAGTCCACTAAGCAGATCACAGGATTAGTATCCTATGATAAGTTCCTTGACGAATTAGAATATAGAGGTTATGATTGTATGTGGATAACATCTAAGACTGGTGCTATTATCAATGGTAAGAAAGTTAGTAGAGATAAATTCTTTGAAACCTTAAGTGATTGGGGTAAGGATGAGGACAAGAAATTTGTTGTCTTACATCACAGTATCCTAGCAGAAGGTATCAACGTAAAAGGTCTGGAAGCAGTCCTATTTCTAAGATCTATGGATTACATTGGTATTAGTCAAACAATCGGTAGAGTGATCCGTAAAGGTAGTAAAGATAAGACTCACGGATTAGTATGTATTCCTGTATATTCTAAGGTGGGTATTTCAACTGCCCGTAGAGTACAGGCAGTAGTCGATACTGTATTTGAGAGGGGTGAACCAGCAATTAGTGTGGTAAGAAAATGATTAAATGGATCAAAGGATATGAGGATAAACATTCAAATCCTGTATTCAAACATTGTAAGAATCCCGACAAGTGGGAAGTAAAGGATAGCAGATTCATTATGTTTCGCTATGGGAAAGGTGGTGCAATAGACATTAGGATTATGGAGAATGATACTGATCTTAAGCACGACATAAACATTACTGTTGATAATGATGGTAAGTTACAAGCAATAGTATCACAACAAACAAAATGAGAGACACAATACTATTTGGTGACTGTAAAGAAACACTATCGGCATTTCTACCAAAGACTGCCAGAATGTGTGTTACATCCCCACCTTACTATGGTCTTAGAGACTATGGAGGAGAAGAGAAACAGATAGGACAGGAAAATACACCTGAAGAGTACATACAAAACCTTGTAGAAGTATTCAGAGGGGTTAGAGATGTACTTACTGATGATGGTACATTATGGTTGAATATTGGTGATAGTTACTATAACTATCGACCTGGTAAAGGTCAAACATATCCTAAACAAACTGTTGCTAGTAATAGACAAGATCTACCAGAGTATTCATCCAAACGTGGTAATAAGTTAGATGGGTATAAAGAGAAGGATCTGATTGGTATTCCGTGGATGTTAGCATTTGCATTGAGGGCAGATGGATGGTATTTGAGACAGGATATAATATGGCATAAACCTAATCCAATGCCTGAGAGTGTGAAGGATAGATGTACTAAAGCACACGAGTACATATTTTTATTGAGTAAGAATAGAAACTATTACTATGACCACGAAAGCATAAAGGAGAAGGCAGTAGGAGAGCGTTGGGGTGGAAATAAACCTATCAATATGAATAACACTAAAGATACTGATAATCAATTCTCAGGACTCACAAGACCACGCAAAATGGTTTATGATAAGAGAAATAAGAGATCAGTATGGAAAGTAACTACCAGACCATATAAAGATGCACATTTTGCTGTGTATCCACCTGAATTGATTATTGATTGTATCAAGGCAGGTAGTGAGGAGGGTGACTGTGTATTAGATCCTTTTATGGGATCAGGCACAACTGCTATGGTTGCTAAGTCACTAGGTAGAGATTATATTGGGTGTGAGTTGCACGAAGACTATGGTAACTTAATTCAGAAGAGGATAGAGGAATATCATCCAGTTGAAGAAGTGTCACAAGCTAACACCATAAACATCTTAGATCTTATATAATATACAAGTACACAAAAGATTTCTTATGAAACACGAAGTTCAACTTTACGTTGCTGGTCAGGTCTTCTATGAAGAAGTCAATGCTAGAAACTATGAAGATGCTAGAAAAACTGCACTAGCAAGAAACCCAACTGCCACCGTAATTTCAGTCAATGCAAAATTTTGATGCCGAGAGAGAAGATCTCTTAAAACTATTAAAAAGGGATGCTCACAAAGAGGGAGAATATACTCTCTCTTCTGGTAGGCAGAGTAAACATTATATTAACTGCAAACCAGTGACTCTCAGTGGAGAGGGATTAGCATTAACAAGTCTTTTACTATTAGAATGTATTGAACCTGATACAGCAGCAGTAGGAGGTCTTACACTAGGGGCAGATCCTTTAGTGAGTGGAGTTGCTATTGCAGCACACTTTAATGACTGGAAACTTGATGCAATTATTGTTAGAAAGGAAGCAAAAGGTTATGGAACTAATGCTTTCATAGAGGGTAAACTACCACCTAAAGGATCTAAGATTGTTGTATTGGAGGATGTGATTACAACTGGTGGATCTGCTATCAAAGCAGCAAATAGGTTGCGTGATGCTGGTTACAAAGTAGAACGTATCCTTGCTATTGTAGATCGACAAGTTGATGGTGAAGCAGATGTGTTAATGGATGAGAATAATTTAGAACTAACAAGTCTATTTGATCTGAATGAAGTAGTTTATTATAATGATTGTATGGAAACATTTATTCCAGGATTTCACGACTAATGAAAGGAAACTATCAGACTTTTTATAAAAAAGCGATTGATGAGAAAGAAGGGTATGTTACCAAAGATGGATCTTGGGCAGCAGTACCCTTGATGAATAGCAAAAAATTTGCTATAATCAACAACGGTGAGTGGGTTCACACATCTAAGAACTTTGACTTTGCTAAGTCATACATATTAAAAGAAAATAGAAAGAAATGAACATCTTGGATTCTATAAGCAGGAGCATTAAAAATGTTTTTGTTGGTTCCCATAAAGGTGATGATTTTAAGTATGATCCACCTGAAGGAGAATATTTACCAGAGTTAGACGGATTACCTACTCACCCATATCCTAATAATGGGTCTAATAGGTATCATCCTGATCCAAATTTTAAACCTGAACCAGTGAATACTAATGGGTTTACCTTTGAGAATCCATTAGACAGTATGCCTATTGCTACTGATAATCCTAGACCAGAGGAAGAGATTGCTGATGACTGGTTTGTAGATACAGTTAAGGAAAAATCAATGGAAGAGAAAAAAACTATACATCAAGAGATGTATGAAATTGCAACTGCAAGAAACAATCCATTCCACGTTGGAGGATCGGAAAATGCTCAGTCTGAGGTAGACTATATTAAAAAACATTCACCTTGGGGTGGTGGATCTGAAAACTTTCAAGAAAGGAAAAAGAAATGACTGAAACTGCACTTGAGAAGTGGGATCGTGGTAAGACTCTATTGTTAGAGTCATTGTTTAAACCTGATAGTAGACTCAGAGGATGTGCATACAATCAAAATTGTTATGATGAAATGATGGAGTTGAGAGATACTGTGATTGAGTTGGTTAAAGAGATGAAAAATCCTCATTCTCCATCAATGCCATTTGGTAAGAAGAATAATCACATTGAACCTACAGTTACAACACCAAATGGTCAGATAAGTGAAACTCTAATGAGTGGATCATTGGGTAATTATTATAATAAGGAGATAGAGGAAACATAATGAAACTAGGTGTGATGTGTTCTGGTAATGGAACCAATTTTGAGAATATACTTAGGAGTTGTAGGAAAGATGAAGTTGTAGCAATGATATACAACACTAAAAATTGTGGTGCTGTTCAAAGAGCAGCAAAGTTTGGTATTCCCCATTGCTATGTGAGTCATAAAGATGAAGATATAATCATAGAAAGATTTAAGACTGCTGGTGTAGATCTTATTATACTAGCAGGGTGGATGAGAATAGTATCATCTAAACTAATTGAAGCATTTCCTAGAAGAATAATAAACATACATCCTTCACTACTACCAAAGTATAAAGGATTACACGCTATTGAGCAAGCACTTGATAGTAATGATATATTCACTGGTGTTACTGTTCACTATGTTAATGAAGAGTTAGATGGTGGAGAGATAATAGAACAGAGGAAAGTCCCCATTTATGATGGTGATGACCTTGAAATATTAACTAAACGTATCCAAAGACAAGAGTATTGTCTATTACCCAGAGCTATTGAAAATGTTAAGTACAAAATACAGACTGGAACTAACTGACATTTGTTGTCGTATGATTACAGATGATGGTGTTGAAGTTACACTGGAGGAAAGAATCTGGATGAATAAACTATGCGATCATAATGTTTCTGCAAGAGAAATAAGAGATTCTTTATTGGGTGTAAGTATTAATACATAGGCATTTCTTTTTGTAAATTATATCAGCAAATACAAACATATTTTTCTAAATAATAGTATAGAATTGAGGAACAAAGATGCACCAAAACTCTTTGTTATTGTAACTATTATTTGGAGACAATTATGCACAACTTAATTTCATTTAATCAACTCGCTGGATCTAAACATGAAGAATATGAAGATTCACAAGATGATTTAATCACAGAATACTACGAGTGTCTAATTGACTGTGAAGACGATCAACATGTTTGTAAACGTATATGTAAGGAGGTTTTAGTTTAGTAAAAACTGACGTTTATTGCACAAACAAATGAACAAATTCCAACATCCACCTTAATTAAATTTAAAAAGTAATTCACAAACCCCTTGACAGAAATGTCTAGGGGTTTTATAATATCTACATTCAGAATGTATAATATGAATCTAACTTCCGATACACCACTTTTAGATTTATTGTTCATAGGTATAGCATTAGGATGTGCTGTTATTGCTTATGAAAGGAGATTTAATTGATGGCAATAGATGATGATGTGAAGATCACTATCAACCTTAATAAGTTGGTTGATGTGAGAGCAAGACTCTTGACTCAATATGAAGATTACTCAAAGGCAGTAGCAACTGGTGAGTTTCTTGATGAAAATGATGTGGATAGAATTGCATCTAATTTGAGAGATACTTTGACTTGGGATACACTTTACTTTATGGTAGATACTGCGATCTATGATTATATGGGGTTGCAACATCCAAATAAACCTCATTATGGTGAGACTAGAGGTGATGAACCAGCAGCGACATTTGAGAAAGAGAAGAAAGCAAGAGAGAAGTATTTTAAAGAGAACTTTGATATGGTTGAATTGGATGGTGGATCTTGGAAGATACAAGTACCTATGAGGAAAGATAAATGAGTTGGTTCAAGAGATTTATTAATCTTAATGTTAATGAATGGTGGAATAGTCCTAAACCACCTGAACCAGTAAAAGAAAAGATTGATGAAGTTGAGGATATAGATATTATTATCTTCAAACTACAAGAGAAAGGATTTCATTTCAATGTGGAAAAAGATTGGTATGAAAGAACTTGGGTGGTTGCAACTAAAGATGGTGCAGAAACATCTAAGGAAGTATATCAGAGAAAAGGTGAACACTGGAAAGTTGTAATGTTTGGTGATAATGGTGACGTATTTTTTGAGAAAACAATTCCATGAAAGATCAAGAGTTAATGAATAGTCTCAATTTCATTGTTGAGCAATTAAAGGGAACTATTGAATACAAGACTACATTTGATAGTACAGGTAGACAAAGCAAGAAGATTGTGATAGAGTATGATATAACTCACAATAAGAGAAATGGTTAAGGATTGGGTGAAAGAGATCCCTAAGTGGGAATCTCAGTATCTTGCTACTGCAAGAAGTAAACTGTCTAAACAACAGATAGAACTTCTTGAAGGTAGGGACATCAAATCTCACGAGGGAATGATATATGGTGAGATGTATAATGAATGGAAGAGGATGAAGGAAAATGCGTAAATTTCTATTTGGTGTTCGGGAAGTAGTATGGTGGTTTGTTGCTGAAATTGAAGATTGGTTATATCCATATCGGGATAGAGAAGTAACTGAACCAATGTGGGCAGAGAAAGAAGTTAATATTGATGAGTTATCATATCTTAGATCACAATTTGAAGCGGATCAGCAGAGAATTGAGAGACTACAAAGTGAAATGATTCACGTTCTTAGGAGAATAGGTGAATTGGATGATAGGGTAAAGAGCATAAATACTCAATTGGACATCAAAGAACCCGACTATCATCTCATCTATGAAGGACAAGAAAGCAGCAAAGAAACTACTAAAACGAGCAAAGAAACACCCTGAATGGTACACAGAAAAAGAGATTTATTATGCTAAACAGGTTAGGAAACGAATAAAAGATGAAGAAAGACTCCTTCAAGATAACTCAGAATCGTGATGGTTCTTATACAGCAGAGTGGGATAAGGAAGATCCTGAGTGGAAATGGTTAAATGGGTTGACTTCTAAAGAACTTCAGTGTATTATAGAGGAAGCAGTAAGGTTAGACTCCAATGCCTAGTGAGAATTATTCTCTACATAATCTTCAAGAATGGATTGAAGATGCTCTTGAATCAGAAGCAACTCCTGAAGAAGTTTATGATACTATCGTAAACACAATTCAACGGAAGGTCAACTATCATAGTAAATGCACAAGAGATTGTCAAGAAGTTCTCGACCTATTAAATACAAGATCTCGTATTAAATATACGGATAATCTTATTAAGTTCCAAGATGTTACCAAATCTATTAAAGATTGGAATGATTTTTGGAAATCTGATGATTTTAAACTAGATTCTCCTCATCTTCACGAGAATGAGGAAGATAGTTAAATAGTATTGCGAGACTCTAAAGACATTATAAAGTTTATAGATAATCATATAACTTATGTTATGATATAAACACATATTTCACAGAGCAATGATTAATTTAGACCAGAAGTACGAATCCTACGTCAGAAATGGCGATAAGAAACTCCGCATTGATGGTATAAATGAACGTGTGAGGGGATATGGTTACACTGATAATGGAAAAGAAATTGATGGTTATTATTTAATTACTGATAACTATACACTCTATTATAATAAAGAAGAGCAATTTGTTAGGATGAAAGCACTTAGAGAACTAGAAACTGCATCTGTAAAATAAATAATAGGAGATGATCTAATCTACTATGACTACTAAAGT